CCCGTACTCAACAGCGGCCCACCCTAAGGATTTTCGCCATTGAGAGGCCACCTGGCCCTCCCATTTTCGCGGGTACCACCTTTTCAGGAATACGCCCTTTCCTTCCACCGGCCAACTTACAAAGGGTAAGACAGTTGGTCGAAGTGGTTGTGCCAATTGTCCGCTGGTGGTTTTCAAGCATTAGTGCAGGGGCGAAGGAATAGAGAAAAGAAGCAGCTTGTTGAACGGTTGGTGCTCTTTATCATAGCACCTCTGGACAGACGGTAGCCGCGGCTGGTCCAATGGGGGCGTCTGGCCCCCATCTCGCAACCCCTCTTTCCCTCCTACAACACCGACACCATCCGACCACAAACGGACCTAACGTGTGTCCACGGTAGGCACGCCACTCAATAGCGAGTGTACCAGCTGGACTCAATCAGTCCAGGTTCAGCTTCGAGGGCAGAGGTATAGGCAGGAGTCTCTGTTACCCATGAAGTCAGGCCAAACCCCGGCTCCACCAGATCCTCCATCAACAATTGGTCGGCAACACACAGACCAAATGCCCTCTCGTAGCTTAATCTCGTCTCCAACGAGACAGGCACAGCATCTTTCTCCTCGGCAAGCCAGGCACCGACCACAAAATAGTCGGCGAGTGCAATCCCTTGCACCTTCTTGGCATCGCGACCAAGGTGGCGGAGCATCTTCAGGAACACCTCCTGGACTACTGGGAGACCCAGAGCCAAAGAGAGCTCGCATCTGCATACGTCGTATAGCCAACGACGAGCGAACTTCGGTTCCACTAACCAACGATGACTCGCTGAAAAGCTAGAAAGAACCTTGGACCACTCCCGACACATGGTATAACCCAAACCATGTCCCAGGTACACAGGTGCCGACTGTCCGAAACGGATAGCCTCTAAAGTGGACACAGGGGTTTCTAGTGTCAGCTCCTGACCACACTGATCGAGTACTCTGCGATGGAAATTGGGATATACACGGGCAACATCAGCACCAGCCAAAAAGACTAATGCGTTGTCACCGTCGACCAAGACGTCGTAGGGAACGTCATCGGGGATCCCGGAGGCTACTGAGGCAAGCATGATCAACGAATTGCCCATGCCCGTGTTGAAGTCCCCACTAGCCCTGCCACCAGGACGTGTAAATTTCCACCCGCCAGAGGTTCTACCAGCCATTTCTAGTTGGTAGGACAACACATGGGCTAGGGAGCGGTCACCCTCGTAAGCCGCTCTGTAGACACCATGCTCCTCTCTCAGTTGTCCGGTGCTGACATGAGCTTCAAAACCCTTGCCGTCAGCCTCAAACACCACGCAGCTCGCGAAGCTGCCAAACTTGCGGGCTATTAGGTTAGCCCTAGCTCTCGGAGAAAGCCCCTTAGCCACAACTCTGGTGGACCCGTACTTGAACACGTGGCTCCGCATCCAAGGGGGTTCACGGCTCTTGAAATACCATTTGAGCGTGAGGCGACCCCACAACCAGTGCTCAAACGGCTTCAGCCAAGACGCCAAAACTAAGTTGTACCTCGGCGATCTGGGAAAGATCATCCTCGGTTTGTGGTACTTAGTTAGACTAATCTTCTCGGCCTTCAGAAACGCTGATAAAAAAGCATCACGTGAGGACAATGGTCCGTCCACACGTAAGGAGCGCTCTGCTTCAAGATACCTACGACGCATCGCACCTGTATAAGATTGCGCCGTTTCCAGATGGGACCACTTATAACCGTCATAACGAGCCGCCAACAACCGCAAGCTCCGAAAGCAAGCTGAAAATTGTTGGCCCACAGGCTTGTCGTCCGGCCAGGGCAGGGGTCCCAGAACGCGATGCAAAAGAGCAGCGCGTTCGTTGTGGGTGCAGTTGGCATGGACCAGGGGAACCCAAGTCGCCTCCAGTCCAGAGGTCCATGCCACTCGCATTTTCCGGCTTTGATGGTCAGAGACCATGTCCCCGCACGCGACCAGGGTCGCATCCTCCCTCAGAGGCAGGTCAATGTTTCCAACGCATTGACCAGTGCAGGTCCACACACGCGCCTAGGCGCGGTGCCACCACCGGGGTGATTCTGGTCCGAGATCCGACAGACATCTGACAAGCGCAGACTCTGCCTCGGGGATCTCGAGCGCCAACCTCATCGAACTAGCCACAACGATGAAGACAAGATCTCGAGGTAGACCTTGTTTCTTGCACCATTCCAAAGACCTAAGCCTCAGGGCCGACACAAGAACGGCGTCGCGTTGTCTGAGCAACGCATAACCAGATAGTTTGGACAGTAGGTCAGGGAAAACAACTTCCCTGGAGCCGTCAGAAAGCTCTATGTGGTGATAAGCCACAACCCCGCCGTCCTCACAACGGACAACTCCACCACCAAGGAGTTTTGCCCCGTCCTCAAAATGAGAAAGGACAAGGTTCAAGCCAGCAGGATACCCTGCAGAGGGGAGGTCTGGTGTCCACCGCCCTCTCACAAGGTATCCCAAGCTGCCTTTACCAAGTCCCAAAGAAGACTCGATGGAACAAACCCATCTAGCCCTCCGACGAAGCCTGCCACACACTAGGTGTGACGAGACTGGCGAGTGCCGGTTCACACCGACCCCGTCAACCTCAGTTGGTACCTGGTTAATAGGCTGTCCGTCCAGCCTAGAAACCGGAGTGTTCAAAGGAACACTCTCCAAACCTGCAATGGCGGCACCATTCCATTGCACCCGAAGCATCTCAAAACAGAGAATGAGAGCCCATCCTACGTAACGGGTCAAACGTAGAAGGACCCACAGACAAGCCAAGGCAAAAGCCGCGAAGCACAAGACAAAGCCAACGTCCATGGTAAAAGGTGGGATAACGAGGGAAGAGAAGGGTCAATTGTTT